ATAAAACGATATTGTGCTAGAATCCTAGAATCCTCACCAGTGGTGTTATTACCCTGCTGGTTTGATGCACTTCTACCGAGTTGATAAACAACAGCTTGTCCCATGTAGTCGGTTGGATTTGTTAATCCAGAATGATCACCATACTGACCAAGGTTTTGCATCCATGCTTCAAATGCTCTTCTATGTGAGAAGTTTTCGTCGTTGATTACGGTGACAGTCCAAACATCAAATGTTCTATCTCCAGCAACCTTAAGAGTACGACCTCTAAAGGGAACATCAATTGAAGCAACGTTTGATGCAGGAAGTGCAGCAGACTTACAAAGGAAACGGAAGTTTTCTTTATCGAACTGTCCGGTTCCATCACCCTGCACTCCAAGGTTTACACCTGCTGGAAAAGTAATATCAACTTCAAATAGATTAGGACGAGCACCCCCACCAATTAGTTTTGATTTAAATTGTGAAATGCCTCTTGTTGGAATTTGTGCCATTTTTAGGTTCCTCCTTTAGTAATTTATAATCTAAAATCAAACTCTACCAGCAACTTCTTCGAAGCTTACACCAGTTCTGGTTGCAACGAAGGTAAGTGTGACATAATTAATAGACTTGGCAGGTTTCAGGAAAATATCTGCTCTGAATTCATTATTATCAATTACATCTGGAGTGTTATTTGTTTCATCGCAAATTACCAGGAATCCATAGAGACCTCGTTTTGCTTGAATATCACGCAGATATGGTTCAACAATATTGACAAAGTTTGCTCTAGTGATCTGATCATTAAGTTCAAAGAGTTGAGCTTCAGCAGATTTTTGAAGTGCTTGTTCGATGGTCAAGAATAGACGACGAACGTTGATTCTATCAAATGCTGATGCATAACCAAGAGCAGTCTTATCTCCAAAGAGAAGAATTCCAGTTCCTGGTTGGTTAACAATTGAATTAACTCTTACAGGATAAAGTTGATCTCTTTGTGCCTTTGATGGATTGTATGCAAGTTTAATTGCATTATTCAAAATGCCTCTCTGCTGACCAGCAGGAGAGAACCAAGGGAATGCAAGAACACTGGTTCTTACCATCAGTCCAGCAACATCTGCGTTGCACGGAATATAACGGAACTTGTTATTGAATCTATCATAAGTGTACTTATAACCACTATCAAACACTGCATATGAAGAAGATGAAAGTGGTGCAAAGAACTCAATTACATTGTTTGTCTGTGTTGTTGTGTTTGTTACATCAACAACATCTGCACGATGCGGAGAAACAACCGCAACACAATCCTTTCTAGATTCTGCAATTGAAATCAGTTGATTTGCTTTTGCTTGTGATTCTGATTTATTTGCAAGTCCAGGACCACCAATTAAGTAATCGACTTGTATTTCATCTCTATTGGAGAAGAGATTGTATGAAGTGATCAGATTACCAAGAGTTGCTGTCATTCCATTTGATGCAGAATAATCAACACCACCAGTTAAAGTGTAGGACGTATTTCCAATTACATTAAATGTAACTCCTTGAGCATCTCTATTCCAAGTTCCTGCAGCAGTTGTAATACCAGTAAATCCAGAAGAGAAACCAGAAGCTGCTACAAAACCATCAGAACCATCGGATGGATTGTCTCCTGCGTAAATGTATGCAGAGTTTAATGCGAGATAATCTTTCCAGAATACTTTTTGTGGTGCATTTTCTGCTGAAATTGCATCGGAAGCTTTTGATAAGAACAGGTGCTTCTCAAGAAGATTACCTTGGATACCAGTTACTGAACCAGTGTCATCAATAACAGCAACGTGAATACTATCATTCTTCCCTTGTCTGGAAAGAGAATAATTGCTTGAGATTGGTTTCGGTGCAATTGAATTCCAATAAACTGTAGAGTTTACCAATCCAAGAGTTTGTTGATCGTACCAATCTACAGCATCGGTTTCGGCAGATCCTAAAGTCGTTGTTGCAATACCAACACCTGATGCATTAATTACTGAAACTGTATTGCCTGGTCTGAATGATGAAGATTGATTTCTTTGTGAATAGGTAATTGAAGTTTCTACACCAACAGAACTTACACGAGAAACGATCTTGACATCAATAGTTGTTGCTCCAATTCCAGTAACAATACCTTTCAGATAACCAGTGAAGCTGCTTGTGGAACCGGATCCTGCAATAACTTGGTTTGTAAGAGTTGTGGTAACTCCAAATCCAACACTAATACCAGAAGTAGATCCAACTGATAAAGTTTGGTCTGCTTTATCATCAATAATACAAACTTTAAGGTTATTTGACCAAGAACCTGGATTTTTAGCTGCAATACCCCAAGTTACAGTATCATCTGAATAGTTTGCATTATAGTCATCATAATTCTTAATTTTTAGTACAGAACTGCTTACACCAGCTCTTGTTGAGTTTGCATTGTTTAATGTTGATCCATCTGTTCTAGCAACCTTAAGAATGCCACCATACGAAAGAAATGAAGAAGCACTCATCCAGTACTCATATTGAGCATCGGTCGAGAGAGGCTTACCAAAAGTGTTAATTAATTCTTGTTCTGTAGTAACATCAATTGCTTCATCAACGGGACCAATCGCAAAAGGACCCGCAATTGCTCCAATATTATCTAAAACATTATCAGCTCTTCCTACAGTTAAATCAACTTCTCTGACGAGCACGCCTGGAGATAATTGAGGAGTCGCCATTTTTTTCTCCTGATACTTCAGTTTAACTGAAAATATTTATTAAAATGCACTTTTTGAATGGGGAAACGTGGTATGAACAACTACCAATCGGGATATTCCCATCTATCTAAAACTCTTGTGGTCATTCTACTTACTATTATTCTTTTTATGGTACACTCTTTGCATTCATAAGAATAGGAAGATGGAACTGGTCCTCTGTCCTTTCTTGTTCTATAAAATCCATCTATTAAATTCTTTGTTTCTCCGCAAACTCTACACTTCCTATCGTTGAGAAGTAAATGTCCCAACTTAATCTGTCCATCTAAATCCATTATGACAAGTACTCCCACATATATGATCTGTCTCCATATTCATCTGCATACCAACGATCTCCTTCAGAATCGACAAAACTATTATTATCCAATCCATCAACAATGAATCCAAAAGGAGACATATCTTGTTCAATTTGATCACGTTGATCTTCATATAGTTTTTTACGAACATCCTGATCAGTAAGTTCTTTAAAATAGTCTTGAGCAACTAACCACGCATAGATTACGAGACACATAGCAAGATCATCATTACAACCTTCTTCTGCCTCAAATGAGTTATGCTTTGAAATAAAGGTAGTTAATTCAGAAATAATCTCATAATCATTAAAAATAAGTTTATCTTCCTCAATCATTGTTTTCAAGTTGAGTGAACCAACTTTTTTAACAGTCTTGGACATCTTGACACCCAGTTGTGTTTTCTTACCAGAAAACCCTTGACCTACAATTTGTCCTGCTCTGCCTCTCATAGAACACATCAAAAGATTTTGATACTCTAAATCATATTGAAGAATAGATGCCACTTGATCTCCAATATCATTCACTTCACACAATATAAATGCACTATTATAATTCTTTGCTACTTCATATATGATATTTGGAAATAGCATAGGTTTTATATCATTATTTCTATACTTCGCCACAATCCTATGGGGGAACTGCGTAATATCTACAACTATAAATGCCGAATAATCTTCCCCAACACCTCTAGCAACGTCAACGGTAATCGCATAGTCGTGATTTTCTTTTGATTGTTCATATACATCCAACCCAGCGTTTCTTTGAATTGGATTGTCATATACCAATGTTCTAAGTTTACTTGGCGCAATCAAAGTATCGACTGATCCTAAGAACTCGCACTCAAACTCAACCTTGAACTGCTGCTCAGAAGTATTAGCAATAGTGGTTTCTTTCCACTTAGAATCTCTACCGGGAACTTCTGACCAGTGAACATCAGTAGGCACATATTCATTCTTTCTCTTCTCTGCATCATGCCACATACGGTAGAAGTGGTTCATACCGTGTGGGGTAGATACAATAATTACTTTGGTGTTTTTACCAGAAGTAATAGTAGGATAAACAGAGGCAAAGAACGAGTCAGCAACATGATTCGGGACGAACGCGAACTCGTCGAGAAAGAGGATGTTAAACGACATACCTCGGACAGCACTCGCAGACGTAGAAGCTGCCAATATCTTACTGCCATTTTCTAACTCCAAAGATCCTTTGTTCCATGATATGATACCTTGCTGCATCCATTTTGGTAGGTTTTCGTATGCAGTTTGTAACCTACTCAGAAGTTCTCTTGCTGTTGCTGCCTTGTTAGCGAGGATGCCAATATTAACACTATCGTTAAAAACTGCATAGTGGAGCAGATAAGATACGACAGTTGTAGATTTGCCTGTCTGACGAGGCATCTTACATATATTGAATCTGTTATTGTGAAAATTATTAATTAATCTTTCTTGAAAGTGATATGGATGAAACTGAGTAAGACCTTCATCAAGAGAAACAATCTTCACATAATTATTAGCAAAATAAACGGGATCTTCTTTACATTTCACAAACTCAAGAATTTGTTCCTGAGTAAACTCAATTGC